AGCGGCTTGGATTAGCTCCGACAAGGCACGCACGTCAGCTCCAATAAGAGCGCGGTTTCCTGAGGCGTCGCGGACGTCCAGGAACGAGACCGCGGCCCCTTCTGGCACACTGACGCGAACATGGTCTAGGCCTGGGGTCTTAATGGTGAAAATCAGTTCTTTGTGGTCCATGCTGGTTTCTCTCTTTCATGCCAGTGGAGCACTCAGGAGAGCCAAAAGACAATGCCCCGGCCCGCTGCGATGCTACTCGCGCCGATAGGCCGTGGGCGTGGACTGAGAGGCTTTCAAGGCCCGCGATAGCGGGTTACATGGTTTTAATTCGGCTCGATTCAATCAGCGCGTCAACGAGGTTAGACGCGTCGAGCTGGACATAGGTGCATCCGCTTTGTCGGAGGTCACCCCAAAAGGCGGCGTGTTCTCGCTGCTTTGCCTCAACTACGGTGTGCGTAGCGTGCTTGTTGGGGTCATATGAGACTATCTCAGACTCCGGCGAGTTATTCCTCCCGCCGTCGTGAAATTGAACGTAAACAAAGGCTTTCATTTGGCTTTCTCCGTTTCTCGCGCTCGCGAGCCTGGAAAGCCTCTCAATCCGTATTCAGTTGTCAAAGACGCCGGGCCTCGTGGACCCAACGCCCCCATACAATGCAGGACCTGTGCCAACCCAAAACGCAGGCTTTCACGCCTCTTTTTGCGCACTCCATTGCACATCTGCAATCGCCCAAACGGCGCAAGCCGCATCAATCCGCGCCTAACCCCTCGAAGTCCAAATGGTTTTTCACTTCCGCAAAGCGATTTCACATCTGCAAGACCCTAAAGGGCTATCAGCAGTCCGGCCAGGAATCGCACGCCCGTTCGTGTCTCTGTTGACACGTGTCTGATTTGACACAACCCGTCACAAGCTCCAAGCTCGGGGCAGACTCAAGGGCTGGCGTCGATGCCAGGAAGGGCAGCTTGCAGGGTCGAAGTGGATGCTACCAAAGCCTCGGTCAATGGACCTTGGGGCTACCGGCATCCGAACCCGAACCAGCCTCTAACGGGCTGCTAGGGGCCTTTACGGCGAAATCACCACTTTCTACTAAGCCCTTTTGCCAGGGGGTGGATGGGTCGATGTCCATACCCCCACCCCTACCCCCTTCCCCCTTTGGGTCACAACCACTAGGCGGCGGCGGGGCCCACACACACGTACCGAGCTTCCCCAAAATCCCATACCCACATGAACCTACAGTGCGTACTCTCTCTTGGCTCAAGGGCTCTCTAGCTATGGCCCTGCCCTCATCACCCTTTGGGCCACCCTTGGGTTATTGGCCTCTAGGCTACCGCTCCTGGGTACTTCTAGGGCACAAGCTCGCACAAGCGTAACGGTTTTTTTCTGATGTGCCACCGCCTTTTGGGTGAGTTTTGTCTTAATGACATAACTTTTACATTTCTATGACACAACGGAGACGTGGGGTTTGGTAGGATGGAGGGATGGACATCTTTGAGTTGCAGCGCAGGTGCCATGAGGTTGCGGGGGAGTCAGAGGAGAGGGCGGAGAGGCGGCAGGAGCGTCTGAGGGGGCTTTACCGGGACGAGCCGAAGGAGCGTAGGTGGATGCCGAGGGCCGAGTGGGAAGCATACCGGGCGGACAAGGCGCTAGCGTACTATGCCCATGTTTCGGAGTTTGAGGGGCGCCCCAAGTCGCCTTGGAAGCGTCGATTCAAAAGAAAGTAGCGTCCCCCAAATTTTTCAAATCCGCTGAGGTTTCTTCCTTTACACTTCGTCAAGTACGCGACGTGGGCGATTGAGTTGCCCGTAGAGGTACTTGTCGATGGCGGGGGCGAGGTTGTAGACGGAGCCGAAGCCTTGTCGGCTCATGATACGGGCGAGGGTGTCGGCGTATTCGGTTTCGTCTTGGGTAGCGACCTTGGGGTATTTGATGGCGTATTGCTGGATAGCCATTCGGAGCTTGGTGATGTCGGAGAACTCCCGCTTCTGGATGTCCCGAATGGGCCGCATGGGCGGGTTCTTGAACAGGTTGTGGTTGTCAGTTCTCACCGTTCACTCTCGCTCTTAACCTTTTTGGGTACTTTCTTGATGGGCTCGGGTTCTGGCTTAGGCTGAGCGACCTGGGGGAAGCTCTGGGCTTTGGCGTGGTGGACGCAGTAAATCTTGTCTCCGAGGCGCACGGAGCCATCGGTCGGGCATGGGGGGTGGTCACACTGTCTCATTATTTCTTCCTTTTCGTGGGTACTTGATAGCCCTGTCGGTGGGCCAAGACCTTTTCGATGATGCCTTCTCGGATGTAGTCGCCCACGGGGGGCACATCTTCTCCGCGAGACTTCTTGAAGTCGTGCTGGCTCCAGAGAAAGTCTCCGTATTCGGCGCTCCATTCGGGGCTTCCCACAGGCTTAGGGACTTCGGCGGTGACGGCTGGGGTGGTATAAGTCATGCCGTCCTCGGAAAACCCTGCTGGACGCCCATCTGGAGCTGGCATGAAGGTAGGCCGGGTTCCTGGCATGGTGGAGCGCATAGGGAACTGGACGGCATGGTGACGGATTTGGTCTTTGCCGTAGGTACGCTCTGCGATGTCTCGGAGGTACTTCTGCTTTTCCTTGCCTTTGAGGATGGGTGCCATGGGGAACTTTTCCTGCTTTTTGCCAAAGACAGAAGCGAGCAGTTCTTGAAGTTCGCTGAGTACGCTTTTCGGATCGGCCATCCCGCGCTAGTCTAGCCCCCATGGATGAAGTTGTGAAGGCTCGATACAACCGCGAACGCCTTGCCATCAACGGCCAGGATATCCAGCGAGCCCAAACCCACCACGGTCATGTGACCGTCACCCCTGCGCTTACCACAAGCCCACAAATCGACTCCTTGCTGGCTGACGCAGGCTACATCGCCAAGCGATTTCTTGAGAAAATGCGAGACAACTTGGACCAAGGGAACGACGACTACTTCCCCGATCCCAAGGACAGGAAAGAGTTCAGAGAGATATGCAAGACCATTCATTCCCAAGCGAGGGTCCAGATGGACCTGGAGAAGCATCAGCGGAGCGTTCAGGACAACTGGAACAAGGACAAGCTCAGGGACTTGATCTCAACAGCCCTCCAGAAAGCCCAAGTGGACCCATCCGTTACAAACGTCGTGCTAAACGCGCTGAAACTGTTGCCGAGAACAAACGAATACGAGTCCCAAGCGTAGGCATCCGCCCAGCTGACGGCCAAGACGAGCAGGAAATCGGCTTCCTCTTCCGACGACTCCTCGCTGACCTCCATCACGTCGCCCCTTGGAAGAACATGCCCCGGAGCCTGTACTACCCCTACATGCACCGAAGGCTCGAACATACCCTCACCCGCGCCGTCGTCCGTATTGCCTACCCCGACGCCTGGGAAGAGGACGGCAAGGTCTATAGCGGCAACACCCGCCATATCCTCGGATTCATCCTCGCAGAGCCCTCTCAGGATAACTCCGTCGGCCTCATCCTCCACTACCTCTACACCCGAAGGGATTATGCCCCAAACGGCACTGGAGGCGTCCAAGCCTGTTACCGCCGCCAAGGCATCGCCAAGATGCTCCTTGAATCCATGATGCGGGACTACAAGATGGACCACATCACATTCACCGTTTGGGGACAAGAGTTGGTTCGGAGTGATTCGTTGTTCGATCGCCTTGTCAACGAGTGGTTTCGCGACATGACGTACAACCCGGAGCTGTTCAATACGCTGCTTCCGCCCCATTGGGAGCGAGGTATCGCCGCCGCCCCCACCAGCAACTACGCCAAAGCCTTCTGGGACCAAAAAGCCCATAGCCCGACAGACTTCTGATGGCGGACATCTTTCGCGCAGTCCAGCAGGCGGCCATCCTCGGGGAGCACGAGGTTCGGTGGGATCCTGAAGAGTTCCTACATCCCAAGCAGGCCGAGGTGTTCAATTGTAAGGAGCCTTACCGATGCCAGCGCGTCGGTCGTCGAGGTGGAAAGTCCTGGGGCTGGGCCGCCAATCTCATCCAAGCAGGCTTTGACCACCCAGGAAGCACGCCCCTCTACATCACCACCACCCGCCAGGACGCCCGCGACATCATGGACCCGGCCTTTCAGGCCATCAACGAAAAGTACAAGCTCGGACTCGTGCAAAACAAGGCCACGGGCGACATTTCCATGCCTAATGGCAGCAAAATCCTCATGCGAGGCGCGTCTACCCTCCGAGAAATCAACAAAATCCGTGGTCCCGGCTACCCATGCGCCGTTGTAGACGAGATTCAGAACTTTGGCCCTGATGTCATCTACCTCATTGATGAAGTCATCGAGCCCGCCCTAGCGCAGTATCACGGGTGGGTCGGCGTCTCAGGAACCCCGCCTCCCGCCCAATACGGCCCCTTTTGGGACATCGACCAGGGCAAGTTCTCAGAAGCCTGGGAACACTTCTACTGGACCTTCACCGACAATCCCTACATCCCCGACCCCGAAGGCTTCCTTGAGCGTGTCCTCAAGCGTCGTGGATGGGGCCGCGACCACCCTGGTTTCCAGCGCGAGTACATGGGCCTTTGGATCCGTGACGACCAAGCCCGCGCCTTCCTCCTCGATATCGAGCGCGACACCGTTCCACGGTTCGACAAAACCCACGCATGGGACTTCAACTACGTCATGGGCATCGACATCGGCTACGACGACCCAACCGCCTACGTCGTCATGGCCTACTCCGCAGGGCTCGGCCAAGCCTTCGTCATCGATTCGTTCGAGCAAAGCGAAATGACCGCCACCGAAGCCCTCACCGAAGCCGAACGCTTCTGCCAAGAGTACCCCATCACCCAAATCGCCATCGACGCCTCGGGGGGTGGCTCAAAGATGATTCTCAAAGACTGGCAAAAGCTCACTACCTTGCCCGTCGTGGCCGCCAAAAAGACCCACAAAGCAAGCCAAGTCTCGGTCATCAACGGCGATTTTCAGTCTGGCAAAATCAAAATCGCCAAAGAACGCTGCAAAAAGCTCATCAATGACCTGATGGTGCTTGAATGGGACTCCGAAAAGAAGGTTCACAACAAGTACGTCTATCCACGCGGGGCTCCTGACCATCTTCCCGATGCCTTTCAGTATTGCTATAACCTCTGCCACCACCATCACCACGACCTTCAGCGCGACATGACCGTCAAGTACGGAAGCCCCGAATACTGGGAGCGCGAGGAGCGCAAAATGGAGGAAGCGCAGATTGCCATGTGCGAAGCGCAGGACGAGGCCGGGCTTTCTCCATGGGAGATTTTAGAGCGAACGTTGGTGTGACTTGCCAAACTAATCCATAAAGGTCCATACTCGACCCCAATGGATGAATTCGGACTTCTTGCCTCGGAGCGGGACACTCTTTGGTGGCACACGGAGGGCAAGGACGAGGAGCGGATTCTCCACGCTCTGAACGCCGATTTTAAGCACCTCACGGACGACAATCCACGCCCGTTTGCCTACGAGATGTACGCCTCGGTCTATCTGAACCGTCGTGTCGAGGGTGCGGTGCCTGCGGATGCGCAGATCGACAGCCGCGAAAGCAAAATCGGCGCAGGACGCTATACCCGCGTTCCCTACAACCTGATGAAGCAGGTCATCGACGAAGTGACCTCCCGTATCATCAAGACCCATCCCCATGCGCGCTTCTTAACCCATGGGGGCGACCCGGAGATGCAGCGGCGTGCGGAGATGATGGAGCGCTGGAACGACGCGCAGCAATACCGACACTACCAGAGCCGCATTTTTGAAAAGTGCATCAAGGACGCCTGCATCTATGGCCTCGGAGCCATCCAGATTGTCCCGGCCACGATGGAGGACCGGCTCGAAGTCTCTCGCGTGTTCCCTGGAGACTTGTTCGTAGACAATCAAGAGGTGCGCCGGGGTGAGCCGCAGCGCCTTCACCGCCGAAGATTGGTTCCCAAGACCACGCTGGCGATGAAGTTCAAAAAGAAGGCGGCGGAGATTGAGTCGTCCGGCGTCATCAGCCTTGATACGGAGGGGTCGTATTACGAGGACTGTCGGACAGGCGGGCAACAGCTTGTGGAGTTGGTGGAGAGTTGGCATTTGCCGACCTACAAGAAGGCGCCGGACGGATATCGGGTGTTGTGGGTAGAAAACGCCATTCTCCAGCGCCGTGAATACAAGCGTCGGAGCTTTCCGATTGTGTTTTTTCGGTGGAAGGAAGATCCCGAAAACGGCTTCTACGGCGTCGGACTCGGAGAGGACCTCATGGGCGTCCATATCGATGCCAATGTCACCCTTAATCGCGTCAATACCGCCATCGAAAAGGCCGCCGTCCCTCGTATGTCTTTTGTCCACGGCACCGTGCAAGACAAAGACCTCAAAGCCATCCCCGGCATCAAAACGCCGTACTCAGGGGACCAACCCCCCACCTTTTACCTCGACAATTCCGTTCCCCAAGACCTCCTTCAATATGTGCGAGAGCACGAAGCGCGGGCATACAAGATTGCAGGTCTTGCGTCCGCGCAAGCCTTTGGGGAACGGGTTCCTTCGGGCCTGGAAACAGGTCGCGCCGTCGAAAACTACTTCAACGTAGAGTCCATCCCCTTCGCAGAGCAACTTCGGAAGTTTGAATATCTCGTCGAGGACGTTGCCAACTGCAACATGGCCGCAGGCAAAGAAATTTCAGAGCGCAACCCCAAGTGGCAGGTCGTCCTTCCCGACAAACGCAACACCATCGAAGTCGTCAATTGGAAGAAGGTCGCGCTCGACACACGCGAGGACTCGTATGTGATACGCGCCGCGCCGAACTCCATGCTTTCGGAGATGCCCGCCGCGAGGATTGGCGAAGTTGAGCGATTGCAGGCGATTTTGCCCACGCTTGCCAACAACGAACAGCTCAAGGCGCAGATGTTGGGGATGCCTGACCTTGAAAACTTCCAAGACCTCTTCAGCGCCCAATACGACAACGGCCAAGAGATGATTCAGAAGGCGATCCAAAAGGGTGAATACACGCCGCCATCACCGTTTATGAATCTGGAGATGTTTGTGGTGGAAGCTACCAGCGCTGAACAGCGTGCAGAGCGCATGGGCATCAATGAGCAGTACGTGAGCAAGCTACGCATGATGATTCGACAAGCGAATGTCCTCATCAAGCGCCGACAAATGAGCCGAGAGATGCAAATGCAGGGCCAGATGACACCGGCCATGCCATCGACCGACGCGAGCGGTCAAATGTTTACCGAACAACAAGGACAAGCGAATGTCTGAACAAGCACAAGAACCGATTCAAGATCAACCCATTGAGCCACAGCACGTCGTCAGCCAGCCTGAAGCGCCTCCTGCGCCTGACTCCTCACTCATCAACAACCGAGTGACGCGGCTGTTCCCGAACGACGAACCCCAGGCTCCCGAGGACTCTAACAACGCCCTTTTGGAGCAGATGCAGAACATCCAAAAGCTCCTTGGGCAAAAAGACCAAAAGGCTCAGCAGCCTGACCCAACGAGCCAGCTTGGGAAGAAGTTTGAGGAACTGGAGCGCAAGCACGCGGAGCTTCAGGAGCAGTACCAGGCACGCATCCAGCAACAGGAGTGGGAAGAAGCCTCCAAAGAAACTGCGCAATGGGTCAAAAGCAACCAGGACCACTATCCCCTCGTCGTGGCGGCAGGGTTTGAGAACGTGGTCATGCACAAGATTGAGAATATGAAGAACGCCACGGGCAGGCTGATTGGAGTCGATCAAGCAGCCCAGATGGTGAACCAAGAGATTTCGGACTTGTTTGAGCGTTGTGCTCAGGCAGCCGGGTACGTCAAGCGAGACAAGACGACACATGCCAGACGCGAAGAGGCCGACATTCAAACATCAACACCTGATTTAGACATCGAGGTTCCGCCCAATTGGGATGAAATGTCCGACGATGAAAAGTGGAACTACCTAAATCGGGAGAACATCTAGAGGTAACACATGGCAGGAATCGCATACGATCTCCTAGGAGCAGCCGAAGCGCGCATGAAGCGCTTCTACTCCCCGGAGCAAATGCGCTCGATGGCCTACAAGAAGCGGCCTCTTCTTGGTATGATTCCCAAGAGGACGGGCGTTGTGGGTGGTTCCCCTTTCGGGAACGCTCGCGGTGGCTATCAAGTGCCCCTGATGTTGGACGACATCGCTGGTGAGTCGGCTCGCTTTGCAAGCGCAGCGGCAGCCCGTGATGGCAGTTCCGACATCGTTTGGGACATGAACCGAGTGAAACGATACGCAACCTACACGCTCGACGGGGAAACCGTGGATGCGATGGAGGGTGTCGGCGCGTTCACTACGGCTGCACGTCCCCAACACGACTCGGCAATCAACCAGTTCTCCAACTCCCTTGCGCTGATGCTTTACGGCGATGGCACGGGTGTTCGAGGGCAGGTGGAATCCAAGTCGGGCAACACGCTGACTCTGACGGCGGCTTCGAGCTATTTGGCTCGCGGCCTTGGGCTCAAGCGAACCATCGTATCCAGTTCGGATACGGGTGGAAGCGCGGCTCCCGATGGAGAAAGCACGGGAACCAAGATCACGGGAATTGTGCTTAAGAACGCGGCAGGCAAGGCTGAAATCACGGTGGCAAGTGCGACCAACATTTTGGCAAATGACTACCTGTTCGTTCTTGGCGACTACACCACGTCGGCGGATGTGGCGAATGTGTGCATGGACGGCATGGGCTCTTGGGGTCCAGCTCCCGCAGGCATCACCGCAGGCGACGATCACAAGGGCGTCGATCGTTCGACATGGAAGGACAAGCTCCTCATGTTGCACGCCACGATTCCCAATCAGACCACTGCCGGAGATGGCTCGTTCGTGCGCAACATTCGTGAAGCGCTTGCGGACCTTTCCGACAATGAAAGCCAGATGGACGCGCTGTTCGTAAGCTCGGCGCGTTGGGCTCAGATTGAGTCCGATCTGGCAGCACAGGCTCGCTACGAAATGATGTACCCGGATAGCTCCATGAAAAGGGCGAGAGTTGGGTTCAAGACCATTTCGTTCGAGTCCGCTGGAGTCCAGGTCTACAAAGACCCGTGGTGCCCGCCCAACACCGGATACGCGCTTCAGCTCAATACGTGGGAAATGTTCAGCACGCGGGCTCTCCCAGGCCCGGTTTCACGCGACGGAAACTTCTATCGACGACTCGAAGGCGAGGACTCGATCGAAGCCCGTATCGGTGGCTATGGCAACGTTGCCTGCAAGGCCCCCGGTTGGAACATGGTGTTGAACTTCGCCACTTCGTAACTGGTTCACCCCTGGGGTCAGGCCATCCCTGACCCTGGGGGAGCCTCATTTTAGCCGAGGTGTGGTGTGCAAAAAACGCTCAAGCAGATGCGCGAAGGCAGTATGCGTCGTGCCGATATGTATAACGACGCGGATACGGGTCAGGTACTCGATCTGGAATGGAACGATTACATCAACGACGCATGGCATGAGCTGTATGACTTGATTACGGAAGCAGACGACGCGAGAGTCTTTACCGTAAACGCCACAGAACTCGAACAGGTGGAAGGGACTCCTCAGTTCGACTTGCCAGAGGACTACTATCGTTTGGTGTCGGTCAGCGTCCTGGTAAACGGACGCCATCGGCCTGCCAAGCCGATGTCACCAGCGCGGTATGCAGAACTGGCAGACAACACGGGGTACAGTGGCGTATATCGCTACACGGTACGGAGGAATCCAAACACGGGCCAACAAGCTATTTTTGTCCTTCCGATTCCATCTTCGGAGACACTAGCCATCACCTATTGGCCTCGTCCGAAAGTATTGTCACAGGACGGCGAGGTACTGGACCAGCCCGCAGCTTACTACTTCGAGTACATCGAGGAGGGCGCGGCGATTCGGGCACTACAGAAGGTCGAACGCGACACGACTGCGCATCATTTAGCGAAGCGCCAGCTAGGGAAGCGAATCCAAAAAGCTGTTTACGCATCCGATCTAAGCTACCCACGCACAATGGATGATGACACCGGCCAAGATCACTTTGGGGGCTACAGGCAATGGTAGACACCAGAGCACTACTCAAGACGTTTGGCGAGGGCGCTGATGTGATTGCCCAGATCGCGACGGACAAGAGCACCAACGCTCGTCGTCAGACGGCTTCTACTTTTGATATCCGCAACGGTCAGTTGATTGAGAACCTGTCCGTAACGGACACCTTAGACGTTCCGCATAGCCTTGGACGATTGCCCAAAGGGGCTTTCGTGCTTTTCGACGAGCAAAACGCTGGAGTCTCATGCACAAAACTCACTACTTCGTCTGTTACATTGACGGCGAACAGCCAAACTGTGTGTGCGATATGGGTGGTGTAGGTTGGTTTGCGCGGTATAAGTCATGGATGAAGAAGGACACACGCAGGACAAAAGACAGGAAAGACTGGGAACGGTGGAAAGACCATTGGACCGCCAGAGATCCATACGAGCATTACCCAAGCAAGGAAAAGACGTGTTCCATGTGCGGGGAAACCAAGCCTGTTTTGGAATTCAACATAGAACGCCGCAGGAAAACGGGCCTCAATGGTCGGTGTCGCGACTGCACAAAAGACTCGTCGCGAAAATGGTCGCGAAAGCATGGACAAAGGCAATATCGAGGGATAGCCAGCATTCCAAAGGACTGGCTGACTGCGCGAGACGGAAACTGCCATTTGTGTGGCAAACACACGAAAATGCTTCATTTAGACCATTGCCACGAAACTGGCGTGGCTCGTGGGCTTCTTTGCCGCACCTGCAACACGTCGCTTGGCGGACTTGGGGACAACGAGGATGGCCTGATGAGAGCCCTCTCATACCTGAGAAAGTTTGCTGATGGCTCTCAAAAAAACAGTCCGGTCCATTCTCCTCCACAAAGGGATGAGCGACGACGCCGACCGATTCTTGGTCGAGCCCCCTGCGGTTGACTACGCAGAAAACCTCCGACTCGAAAAAGAAGGCAGCTTCAGAAAGCGCAAAGGCTTTGATAGCCTGGGGTCGCCATCGAATCCTGCGGGAGAGCCAAACACAGCCTTCTCCTTCGGAAACTCACTCTACTTGCTCCAAGACAATGGGGCCTTTGTGTATGACGGATCGTGGCGAGAGGCACGCACCAGCACGTTCATGGGCTCCAAGGATGTCGAGCTGGAGACGGCTCCTCAATATGGAGTTGGGCACTGCGACCATGCGCCTTACTACGTCAATGGCGAGCTAGTCGCATCGGTTGTTGTGTATGAGGTGCAGGCCTCTTCTACGGTGGGGCTTGGAGAAAACGTTCGCGCAGGCAAGTTTGTTGTTGTTGAGTATTACAACGCAGAGGGCAAAAAGACTCGATACAAAAAGATTGAAAACGCACAGAGCCCAAAGCTCTGCGCAGTCGGTGACGACATTTACGTGTTCTATAACGAGCTAGACACCAATGACTTGTTTATGCGCAGGACATTCCCAACGGGCCTTGTTGGGGAACCCTTGGGGCCATCTATCTTCTTTGATATTCCAGTAACCGACGAAACCACGCTGCCATCGCATCGAAAGTTTGGGACCATTCCTTCAGGAAGAATAGGCGAGGCCGTTTCTGGTGGTGCGCATTATCACGTTGCGGCAACCGACGACACGGTATTTGTCTTTTCCACGGAGCGGACCGTATCTGACGTATCCAATCTATGGTTGGGCCAATTCACCCTTTTGGGGACACAAGAGCACCTTGTTCGCATCCACCAAGAGACAACCAACAACGACGGATGTCTTGCGCTTGACGTAATAGCTGATGGATTCAACGTGTGGTGTTTCTATACCTCGGAGACTGGTAGTCCTCCCGCCGGGTCGGTTTTATCCTTTATTACATCCAGAATCCATCTTGAGGCCAGAAATGCGTCCAACATTACGCAGTCGTATGTGCCAGAGGATTCGTTGTCTCTTGGTGACACATCGGTTCTTTGTGGAGGCATCGTCGCCGGACCTGGATCGCAGTACGTAGGCGTTGTCTGGCAGGACGGAGGCTCGCCTACCAACTACGTCTACGATAGTGACGCTGCTGTAGCTGAGCATCTTTCTGAGTTCAACGTGCTTGGTGCCCGGCCTACGGATAACGCAATACGCTGGACAAAGTTCCAGTTAGTTGGCGGATTCAACACAGCTCGCGGGCGCATGTTCCATCATAGGCTGGTTTCTCGTCCTACGATCAACAGCGATGGAACGATGTATTGCTGCGTTCAGCAATGGGCAGACTACACGCCATTTGCGATTGGAACTTCGTTAGACGATTACAACAAATACGCGCCTATTGGGCCTGCGCGCAAACCGGTCACTACGGCGCTTGTCTCATTAAGCGAGCCATCAACGGTCGAAAACTCAACAAGAGCAACGCCGATTGCCGTAGTCGATCCTGGGTCTGGTCAACATACCGACCCAGGAATGGCAATGCTCACTACGCATCTTCCTTCAATCTGGATGGACGGCGCTGACTATTTGCTTGCCAACCGCGTAATCCAGTCGGCGTCGGACCTGACGTACTACATTGGAAGATACACTGCGTTTATACCTGCCGGACAACCGTTGCCATTGCGCGTAGGCAACATTGAGGTGGGTTCTCTTTCGCTGTGCAGAGTCCATCGCGTTTCGCAGCAAACGAGCGCGATAGCAAATCAGTTTGGTGATGGCGTGCTTCTTGGCACGGCTGTTCCTCAATGGTTTGACGGAGATTATTTTGGAGAAGCTGCTCCTCTTGATTCACCAGAAATCGTGCATGTTCAAGACCAGTGGCAGTGGCTTAACGATCATCGTGGTGAAATTTCCTACGTTCCAAATCCGGGTCACGGGGGCGACAACAAGTACAGAGCGCTCAACGTGGTTGTTGGGTACTACGACACACATGGGAACGCGCACCGATCTGCGCCTTCGCAGACAATCTATGTCAATCGCATCGATGAAAGCGCCACGGAGGCTGACGGCAGTCTTGCTGATGACATTTATTTAGGGCGCAAGGTCAACGTCACGTTCACGGCTCCCCTTACGATGCTTCATCCAGATTTGGAATACTTCGTGGAACTCTACGTGTCTAAGGCAGACGACGACGATCCAGTGCTTGCAGAAACGCAGTCTTTGCCAGCCAGCACAACCGGCACATTTGCGGACTACGTAATCGAAGCTCAGTTGCTACGCGCTATCCCGCCAGTTCCAAAAGACCTTGCAGAATGGGATCCATCCTCTCAGACCCTTGTCAAACAAGACCGCGTTGCCAAACCCGTCTACACACAAGGTGGCTATCTCGCGGCAGACCCATGGCCGTCCTTCACGCTCTCTGTAGTCAC